GTACGGTGCGTGGGCGACGTTCGTGACGGCGAAGCTCAGATCGTTCGTGTTCTTCGATTTGACGTCGCCGCCGATGGCGATTGGCGCGATGGTGACGTTGAAGGTCCACTGGATCTTGCCGGTCTGGTTCGGGACGAACTGGGCCGGCAGCGTCTCGCCCTTGTGGTCGAAGAGCCAGACGGCCAGACCGTCCTCGCTGAAGTCGTCGCCGACCGTGCCCTCGAACGTCCATGTGGTCGTGGTGTTCGTTTCCTCTGATCCGTCCAAAAAGGTGGTCGGGTCGTCGCTGCTGTTCGACGGGTTCAATTGCGCCTTGGTCAGGTCGGCACTGAAATCGCGTCCATTTTCCGTGTCGGTGATTTTGAAGATGCCTGGTCCGAGCGTGCGGATCTTTCCAGCCATGATTGTTTTCCTTTCCTTGTCTTATTCGGTTTCCAGAGCGTTCAACGTGACCTGGTAGGCCGCGAGCGTGCCGGCCCCTGCGAGGTTCCATGTCGCAGGCGCGGCCTTCTGGATGTTCAGGCCACGTTCGGCGAGCCGGTCGAGCGCTGTGAGGATGTCATCGACTGCGGATGGCTGCGTGGCCGGCGTGCCAGCGATGACGTCCAACGTCCAGACCGGTTCCGGCGGGCCCCATGACGGCCATTCAACGGCCGGCGGTTCGATGAACACGGCCACCTTGCCGGCGGCAGGGCGCACCAGCTGGGCGTCGATGCTGATACTGCTCACGAGCCCGTCGAGCATGTCGACGAGCGTGTCCATGAGGGCGGCGCGTTGTTCCTGGATGTTCATGCGATCACCAGCCCGCCGGTGTTCACGCCCGCCGCCTTGAGTTTCGGCCAGACCGAGCGGAGCGGGTCGGTGGAGATCCTGAACGGTTCCACAGTCGAATCGCCCACGTCCATGACGCCCAGCCGGGCGTCGCGGCTGTTGTACAGATCCGCCGCGCACGACACAATGCAATCGGCCAGCACTTCGTCCTTGATGGATGCCGCGCCCACGGCGCTTGCCACATACGCCTTGGCGGCGGCCAGCTTCGCGGTTAGTCGTTCATCGTCACCGCTTGGCACGCCCACTTCGTCGCGAAGCTGGGCCAACAACTGTTCGTCGTTCATGCGGCACATCATGCGGCAGCGAACTTGACAGGCAACAAGCCGTCGGTGAAGGTCGCGGCCACGGCCATGTACCCGTACACCGAATAGTTGTCCACGATGTTCACTGGGTCGGTGTTGGAAAGCTGGGTGGGGCCGCCGCTCTCCCACACGGTGACGGCGGTCGGGTCGATGAACGCGGCGGTGCCGGTCGGGGCCTTCGGCAGCAAGTACACCGGCACGCGCATGAGGTCGCCCACCACGCCGGTGACGTCGAAAGCGCCGATGGTATCCGACCCCTTGCCGGAAATGTCCATGAACCGGTTGCCCGAGTCCTTGAGCTTGATAAGGGCCAGCGCCACGTCCTTGGAAACGCCCAGACGGGTCATGGCCGCGTTCCTATCGTCCATCACCTCGGCGGCGTCAAGGATAAGGCCGGCCCACTGGTCTGTCGTCATGTCGTTCAAAGCGGCCGGAGCCGTGATGTTGTTCGGGTTGTCGGTCGCGTCGCGCTGGGACTTGATGAGGTCGTACAGGTAGGTGCGCACGGCGGTCTCCGTGGACTTCGCGTAGGCGTTGTTCAGGGCCTTCAGCGCCGTGTTGAGCATGGGGGTGGTGCTGCGCTCGATGGTCTGGCGCGAAAGCGTGGTGTAGCCGCCATAAGTGTTGATGTCGGCGGTCTTGGTGCCGAACTTCACCTTGCCGAAGGTCAGGGCCGCGCCCTCGGCGGTCTGCTTGTCCACGGCCGTGGTGTCCTCGGAGACCACGTTGTATTCCATGCTCATACCGGTGGCCGGCAGCGTGTCGCGGGTGAGGATGTTCGTCACCTTGCGGCGCTGTTCGATCAGGCGCAAGTCATCGGCAATCCATGCCACGGTGTTGCCGGTGTCGCCGGTAACGATGGCGTCGCGGGTCTGGCGCATAAGGTCGATGGCGGCCGCGTGGTTGGCGTCGCGTTCGTCGCTCAGCGCCTTGAGATAGTCGCCGGCGGTGCGGAACTCGCCGCCCAGTTCGGCCGGCGGGGTGGTCTGGATGCCGGCGGCCACGGTGGCCTTGATGCCGCGCAGTTCCTCACTGAACGCCTCCAAGCGTTCGTTCATGGCGTTATCGCGCTGTTCGTTGTTGGTGTTGTCGCCCATAACGGGTGCCTCCATTCCTTCGTCGTTGTTGTTGGTTGTGATGGTCTGGGAACGCTGGCCGGTGATTTCGGCGGCCGGATACGCGGGGATGCCGGTAACGGCCACCTCGAACAGGTCGATTGCCCTACGGTGGACTTCGGTAACGCCGTCGTCCGAGTCGATAACCCTGTTTTCCACCGGCCTGAAGCCGATGCTGAAGCCGTCGTAGACGCCTTCACGCACCAGTTCGGCGGCCTCGCGCCCGCTTTCGGTGTCGGCCAGCTTCGCCACGACGTGCAAGCCGTCCGCTTCGCGGCGCATGTCGGTCAGCTTGCCGATAAGGTCGCCATGCTCGCGGCTCACTTTCACGGTCTTGCGGGTGCCGAAGTCGCAATCGGGGTCTATCACCTCGGCGTAATCACTGAACAGCGCATATCGCTGATTGAAGGGCACGGCCACGCCCTCCAAGGTCATGCCGTCGCCGGTGTCGCCGGTGTCACGCAAGCGTAGGCCGGTGACGTTGAGCGTGCGCGCCTCCATAAGCCTTTCGTCGTGCTCATTGCTCATTGGTGGTTCCTCCGATCTGTTGAATCTGGGCCGCCTGTTCGGGCGTCAACGGCGGCAAGCCCTCGCGGTCGCGCACGTCGTCCACGGTGAGCCACCCGGAGCCGATGGCGGTCTTGTAGGCGTTGTAACGGTCGGCCATATCGGCGCGGCGCGAACTATCCCAGTCGAAGCGCACAACGCGGCCACGCGGTAGCAAAGAACTTAGAAGTTCCTCGATCTCGCCCGTGTAGGCGGCCAGCGTGTAGTCCGCAAACTCAATCCACGATTGCTCGATGTTGGAATAGGTGAGGTTGCTGCCGTCCACGGCGGCAAGCATGATGCTGGCCGGGATGCCCAACAGGCGGGCGATCTGGGTGGTGTCGAACTTCTGTGTTTCCAAAAACTGAAGGTCGGCCGGCTTCATGTCCAAGGGCACATAGGTTAGGTTGCTGCCAACCACCTTGATGTCTCCGGCCTTGCCGGCCTTGCCCCAATCGTCCTTCGCCTGTTTCGCGCTGTCGGGCGTGATCTTCTGGTCGCTCTTCAGATAGCCCTTAACGTTGCTGCTATCGGTGTAGAACCGGGCCTTGTAGTCGCGGGCCATCTTCGCGCCCTCCACCTCTTCGCGCGCCGCCGAAATGGGGCCAAGGCCACGCAACCGGCCGGGAACGTTCAGGAACTTCAGGTGTGTGATTTCATCCGGCGTGTACTCGCGGCCAAGATACGAATAGCGAAGCACCGGCGCGGCGGGGTCGCGGCCATCGTCGCGCACGGTCACCAGAGACGGCGGCAAGACTTGGCACGACACCACTTCGCCGTCATAGCGCAGTTTGCGAACGAACGCGTTGCCGTCCAAGCACAGCGACGCCACGATGTCGCTTATGAAGTCGCGGCGGCTTCGGTTGGCGTCCGGGCGGTCGATGATGGACGTAAGCGTGTTGAGTTTCACGCCGCCGCGCATTTCGTGCAACGGCAAGCCGGCGATTGCGGTCTGGAGCACCTGGACGCCACGGAACACGGTGGACAGTTGCAGCGGGTCATACGCGGCCGTGCGGCTTGGCGGCATTATCTCGGCCGGCATGTCGTCCACGGCGGCCACGCCGCGCGTGATGATCTTGCCGGCGAAGCGTAGCCGCTGAAAAAAACCGAAGTCGTTCATGCGACACATCATGCGCGCTCACGCATGGCCGTGGCGAGTGGCGCGCGCCATTGCCCGCCACAGTCCGCCACAGCCGTACATGGTCAGAATATTTGCAACGGCCCTTCGGGTTCGGGCCGGTGTGATACGCCCCACGCGGCAAGCATGGCGCTTTCGAGCGGTGATGTCTTGCCGGTGCTGCCGCGCCGTGATATGCGCCAAGCGTCGCCGCTCCATGCGCGCGCGCTGTTCGCTGCGCTGGCGTCCAGCTCGGTGTCGGCCGCGTGCCGCACGGTGCCGTTCTCAAGGCCGCTCACGAACGCCTGGCCCACGCTGAGAAAATCGCCGGCTTGCATGTCCACGAAACGCACAACCGGGTCGCCGTTGATGTCGGCCAACGCCTTCAGCCGGTCGCACAAGTCGCCGTTCGGTCCGCGCGAGTCCATGCACAGGGGCGCGTCGTAGGTGGCGCACAGCCTGGTTATCTCATTGGGTGCCGCGCCGGTGCCGTCCAGCACCTTGAGCAACTGCACGTTAACGGTGCCGTCGTGTTCCAATATTCCGGCGCTAATCGCCGTGTGGGTGGCGTCAACGTCCACGGCGGCACCGAACACCACGGGGCGGCCGGCCAAGTCGCCGGGCGCTATCGGCCAGCATGTGGTGGCGTTCCACAGGTCGGCCGATATGATGCGCTCGGCTATGCCCACGTCGCGCCGGTTGGCGAAGGCTCGCGCCCAACCGGCCTTGTTGTCCCCGAACTGCTGGCGGAAGTCGGCCAACTGGCGCAAGTCCCACAACAGGCCGGCGGCCGGGTGCCATCGTGCCACGGCCTTGAGGTCTTCGGGGTCTTCGTCGTCGGGCAAGCCGAAGTCGAACCACGCCGTGCGTTCGGGCACGTCGCCGGCGCGCAAGCCGTCCAACAGAGTGTTGAAGAACGTCGAAGCGGCCGTGCCTTCGGTCGAGGTAATCCACATTTGAGGTTGCACGCCGGTGAACCTTAAGCGGGTGTTCATGGTCGGCCCCAAGCCGTCCAAGATCATATAGCCGGCCTCTTCGGTCAGGCTAAAAGCCTCGTCCAGGGTGAATTTGTCCATTTGCACGCCGTGGCCGGCCACCTTCGTGACGGCCAAAGGGCGTATGAAGCTGCCGTTGGCGAACCGCTGTTCCATGCCGCCGTTGCTCAGTCGTGGCTTCAGGGCCAGCGGTGCCAGCCGGCTGTCCCTCAGTTGCTTCACGTATTCCTTGAAATGCTGTTCGGCGTCCTTGCCGGTCTGGGCAAGGTAATAGATCTTCCTATCGCGTCCAAGCTGGGCGTTGCGCGTGTCCTCGGTGTCTATCAACGTGCTTTTGCCGCACTGGCGGGGCGTGGTAAGCACGATGGTGTCATACCGGTACGTGCCTGTGGCGTCGTCCAGTTCGCCGGCCACGTCCGCGACGTACCGTTGCCAAGGCAACAACGGTTTGCCCAACAGTTCGGCAGTGCGCGCCACCACGTTGCCGTCTGTGCGGCGCGATGGGTCGCGGCGCGTTCCGGCTCGCATAAGCGGCGGTTCCCTGGTCATGCCTTCGCCTCGGCCAAGTAGGCGGCCACGTCTTCGTCCACCTTCGGTTCCGGCGGGTACATGTCCTGAAGGCGCTGCACGTTGTCCAGGTACGTGTTCATGTTGCGGCTGATCTCCTTGCCGGCGTTGCGCTGTGTGTCGATGTTCTGGGCCAAGGACAACAGGCTGGCGCATAGCGTGGTGGCGAACGGGTCAAGGTCGCCGCCCGAACGCTCGGTAAGGCTCTCGATCAGCCGACGGGTGGCCTTTTCCTGTTGCCCGACGTGCCGGCCGGCGGTATCGTCGAAAATGTCGAACGTGTTTTGGCTCATTTATCCGTATCCTTTCTTTTCCTTGATGTTCCAACGTTTTCGTGCCGTTTTTTCTCCCGTGTTGGGGGGAGAAAAAACTGGGCGCGGGGTCTTTCCCGGCGCCGTGAGTTTAAAAAATCACCATTCCGGGCGCGATGAAGGCACCGAAGATGGCATGGAACGCAAGCCAAGGGCCGCGAGTCGATGGCGGCGGGCCGCTTGCCTCGCGTCTATCGTCTCTTGTGACAGGTGGAGGGCGTACCACTGGCGCACCAGCTGCCGGCACATGTCGTTACGTGCCCGTGCCATGCTCTCGGCATAGCCTGGGTCCAGCACCTGTATGTCGTAGTCCAGCGCTATCCACTCGGCCAGCATCTGCGGGTGCTTGCGGCTGGCTGGTATGGTGCGCACCAGCCACACGTCCAACGGCGCGCGGCTCTTGGCGAACTGGCGGTAGGCGGCAGACCATGCCATAGCCACGGCCCGCCGCTGCTCCATGTCCGCTTCATCCACGCGCATGGCGACGGCCAGCGAAGCCCACGACACAACCGGGTCGCTTGGCTTCGCGTGCTGGGCTATGTAGTCCACGGCCTCCCGGTCGCATGAGCCGGGCGGGCACACGATCATGTGCAAACGGCAGCCATAGCCATACAGCACGCGGTCTTGCCGCGAGGCGTTGCAATGCTTGCACGCGCGGCGTAGGTTCGGCACGGTGTCCTTGCCGCCATGCGCATGTGGCACTATATGGTCGTCTTCGGTGCCCACCTTAGTACAGCCGGGCAGCTCCAACCAACAGTCGTTGCCCCACGCCGCTATCTCGGCCGAACGGATTGACGGGGCGACTACTTGCCTACGCGGCACTCTGGGCCGCCTTGCGCTTGCGCTGCGCTACGAACATGTCCAAGTCCGACAACTCGTACAGCACGGGGCAGTTGGGCGCGTCCGTGGGCCGGTAGAACACCGGACCGTAATGTTCGCCGCGCCACTTGCGCAACAGGCTTTCGCTCACGCCCAGATATAGGGCCGCCTGTTTGGCCGTGAGCTTCGCGCGCGGGTTCACAGCACACCAACCCAAGCCTTGAGCGATGTCAACAACTCGGCACGGTCGAACACCTGCACACTTCCGCGCCTCTCGGTCTTGCCCAAGATACCGTCGCTGATAAGCTGCTGCATCACATGGTCGCCGGTAGGGTCGGCCGTCGGCGCGATCTTGTTCAGTCGAAGCATACTGATGGCAAGGGAACGCGCAATGGTGTCCGCTCCAACAGTGTCATGCTCCAATTGCCTGATATTCCATCGAATGGCGTTCTTGATGTCCTTCGTGCGTTGGGCCTTGTTCTTCGGCACCGTCCTCTTGGCACGTCGGCGTGTTGGCTTGTAATCAACCGAATAACCCATGTCTCGAACCTCGTTTCATATTGTGGATAAGAACTGTGGATAAGTGGATAAGAATTGTGGATGATATGCCCTTCGGGTGGTGGGGCGTTAGAGCGGGGAACCCAGCACGGAAAACACAAGATTGCTTAAGTGTTTTCCGGATTAGGGTTCGCCATGCAAGGTTGCTTCGTAACGGAGCCGCGCCGTCGCATAGGTCAGCGGCCGAAGCCGCGCGCAAGGTCTCGCAGCACAGCCCGGCACGCAGGCCGGCGATGGTCCCCAGTTGCGCCCGAACAAGACGCCATGAAGCGATCTGTTAACCCGCATAGCTCCCCGCTGGGGCCGTGGTAACCGCCCGGCATTCCGGGCGTGTTTGTAACGCGCTGGGCAAGGCGCGGCCGGGTGCTTTATCACGCCTCACCAGCAACCGACCTTCGGCTGGGTCAAGGGCTATGAAGTTATCGGGTGTCGTCAGTCGTCGTCGGTGAGGAAATCACCACACCGGACAATGGCGAGGACAATCCCGAGCATGAGGACCACGAACGGGCTGAGCAGAATCAGAAGAACGAACTTGATGAAACGTTTCACGGTCAATCCTCCTCGTTGAAGCAGCGGTTGATCTGTTTCTCAAGATCGTCAAGCTCGTAACCGTTGAATGGGACGCGTACGGTGATGCCGTCCTCCGTCTCAACGATCAGCTCGAAGAAGCAATGCCGTTTGCCGTCCACTCGCTTGACTGTGACACTCATTCCTGGGCTCCTTCCCATTCACGGCGGGCACGCCTCGCGTGCGTCATCGCCTTGTTGATCGCGCCCTTCATCCTTTGAAGGTCGCCCATGTCCAAGCCATCGAATCCGAACGTGCTTCCGGCCACCCTGATGCGGCACTTGAAGGCGTAGGGGTTGCCGCCGGTGCATTCCGACGGGTCGATGTCCCGCACATGGAAGTAGTTACTCGTGCATTCCGGATCAAAGACGCTCATATCGCCGCTCCTTATTCCTGGATGGATGATTAGGTCCCTTCCTTCGCCGCGATAGGCTTGTAATCGCACAAACCAAACCTTTCAAACAACGAAGGAAGGAAGAATATATGCACCTGAACTTCAGCGACATCATCGCCGTAATTTCGTTGGGTTGGACGGCCGCAACCTTCGGTAGAACGGTTCGACATAGACCAGAGGCATCATGGATGAACTCGTACATCGTCACTCGCCTGCCCAACGCGACGCCATCACTGACTGACGAACACGGCCGCTTGCCAGTCAGGAAGGCCATGATTGCCAACGACGGCGATGGGGACGCTTTCGATGTCCGAGTGTTCGGACACAACTGCATAATCCGCGCATATGCATGGGAAAAACTCTCAAACGGTAACTGGAGAATCGGAGAACGGACGATGGTCCCGCGCATATCCAACGAAGACGGTGACGACGTGAAAATAGCCATCTGGCCGCCCGAAGGCGCGGATGCCATACCCGAGGATGCCAGGATCTGCATCCACTGGACCAAATCACCTACAAGACTGCGGCGCTGCGGATACGAAGAAATACCCCTCACTTCGGAACTCGCCGACAAATGGTGGGAGGAAAAGGACTGGAAAGCATCGCACAGACTGGCCGAACGATTCCGCACATGGTGCGCACACCGAAGGTTCCACCGCAATCCCGAAGACGCCAGAAAATCACCGCAACCAACCATCTGAATCACCGTGACGCGTAAATCGAAACCAGAATGGAACAAACCAGAGCCGTAATAGACAAAACAAGATGCCAATCCATCACTTCACCTCCAACGGAGCACGACCAAGAAGTTCGTCTACCGAAACTTCCAAACAGTCGGCAATGCGCGACACATCGCGCAAGGTGAAGTTCTTCAGGCCGCGAAGTTTGTTTGAAAGTGCTTGTTCGCTTAACCCGGCTTCGTCCGCAAGTTCGCGCTGCGGCATATGCTTCGCGCGCAACTCGCGTCTAACCAGCTTGGCGATAGTTCGTTGTTCATTGATTACTAAACTCATAGTTGATTATTTAAGCACAAGCAAACTGAGATGATAAAAGTTGGGCGTGTCGCACAAACTAAACTAGTGGTTTATAATTGCGGTATGACAACAACAATGATGCCGAAACCGCGACTTGATAAGCAGCAAATTGCGGTGGCGAATATCAAACTTCTGCTTGATGCTTCGCATAGCAAGAAGAAGGACTTGGCCGAATATATGGGAAAGGTCCCGCAGTCTTTGTCGAAGATGCTTCAGAACAAACAAACATGGTTTTTTGAAGACATGTGTACCGCTGCCGAGTTTTTCGGCGTTGGCATTGAAACGCTTGTTAGGACTGATCTAACGCCGTTGAAGGCTGAACAGATATTGAAAACCGCCGTCCCCAGTAAAGGGAACGGCGGTCAAGTGGTAGCGGGGCATGGATTTGAACCATGGACCTCTGGGTTATGAGCCCAGCGAGCTACCGAGCTGCTCCACCCCGCGTCGGCTTGCCTTCATTGAGGCAGCTCTAACTATTTTACGGATGTTGGCTAATAAGTCAAATCGGCGTGTCGCATATTGCGCTGCTAGTGAAATCGCATATCCGATAACGCGTTATCCGTTTTTCGTATAACGCTGCGGACCGTCGATGAAAACCGCCGAATACGCCATATCCGGGTCCGCACCATAATAGGAAACATGCCTATCAAGATTCCCAGCGGCCTTCCGGCCAGAGACATTCTCGACTCCGAGCGCATCTTCGCGCTTGAAAAGCCCGAAGCGGAGCGCCAGCGTGTGCGTCCGCTCAAGCTGGTGATCCTGAACCTCATGCCGAAGAAGATCGAGACCGAAACGCAACTGCTGCGTCTGATCTCCAAGAGCCCGCTGCAGGTCGAGGTCGACTTCATGAAGACCTCCACCCACGAGGCCACGCACGTGAGCGCCGACCATCTGGTGAAGTTCTACGAGACGCTCGACGCGTTCAAAGACAACTATTACGACGGTCTTGTGGTGACGGGAGCGCCCGTCGAACACCTCGATTTCGAGCAGGTCGACTACTGGGACGAGTTCAAGCAGATTCTCGACTGGGCATCCACCCACGTCTTCTCCACCATGTACCTGTGCTGGGGCGCGATGGGCGCGCTCAACTATCGGTACGGCGTGCGCAAGGAGCTGCTGCCGGAGAAGCTCTTCGGAGTGTTCCCCCAGTATCTGCAGGACGAATACTGCTTCCTCACCAACGGTTTCGACGAGATCTGCCTGCAACCGCATTCCCGCCTGGCGGGGGTCAACGAGGGTGATATCGCCCATAATCCCGAGCTGCAGGTGCTCACGTGGGGTCCGAAGTCCGGCCCGGGGCTCATCGCCACGCGTGACTTCTCCGAAGTGTTCGCGCTCGGCCATTGGGAATACGGCAAGTACACGCTCGCCGAGGAATACGAGAGGGATATGAAGAAGGGCATGGCCAACGTGCCGTTCCCCGAAAACTATTTCCCGCACGACGATCCGAAGCTCGAACCGCTGTTCGCCTGGCGCGCCCACGCCAACCTGCTGTGGCGCAACTGGCTCAACTGGGTCTATCAGACCACGCCATACGATTTGAGCGAAGTACCGCAGCTGCGCGAGGAGAAGCGCCTCGGCACCGACCGTTCGATCCGGCACGAGCCCGGTTCTCCGCGTGTCGACGCATTCACGCCATTCTCGCACGATGGATATGGTGTCATTCGCGGCTGA